ATTTAGTACATCATTGTCGTCAGTCGGCTTGTTGTATTTTTCAGTTATAGTAGTATTTTTTAGATCTTTATAACGTTCATCAATTTTTAAATCATCTGTGTTATTATGAAAGGGAAGATTTGCATTGGTTTTCCAGTCTTTCATACTGGTAAGTTCTGTACCTGCATAGCCCATCACAATATTATTCGTGTCTGGCTTTCCATTAACAACTGGTGCAAATGCATAAGATCTTAAACCATTTTGGGTATCGTCTCGTTTTTCCATAATTTCAAAAGTCTTACCATCATGTTTTACTGTATCTCCAATTTCATAATTATCATAACTTTCTTCTGACAGGTTTCTAAAGTCTTGATCAGTATATACCATAATTTGCTCCTTACTATTTTTGAAAAGAGGTTACTTGTATGAATAAAAAAATTGTATTCCTATTTATATGTATAATAACATTAATCTTAGGGGGGTTGTATATGTATAATAAAAACACAGAAAAACACTATATTGATACTCAAAAAAAAAGGATAGATCTTTTTTTTCAAAATAATTTAAAGAATTACGAAAATTCTTCAATTGATTCAATACAAAAAACTCCAATGGGAAGCATTGAATTAAAAGGACACATCAATAATAAAAAAAATTTATATTTTAACGTAAAGCTAAATAAAGAAACAAATTATCAATTTAATGGAGATTTAGGCCAGTCTAAGGATTTGACTGAAAAATATATAAAAACCTTTTCTGATAAACAGAAAACTCCTTCCGAATTAATTAAAGAGAAAAAACTTAATAAAAACGACTATGAAGCAGACCCACCTCTAATTTGGGGCTTTTAATATCAGAAAAGCACTAACTATTCATTAGGTTGAGTAGTTAGTGATTTTCATTCGTACTAGTCAGATGCTTATTTTATTTTCTTATCTAACTCTTCATCACCAACTGCTGAATTTGTTAATAAATGTAATAACTCGTTAGCACTTATTACACTTTCGTCAAAGCCCTTTTTCCATATTTCAAAGCATAAAAAATAACCCCATAAGTCTATGCATACGGGGTTTTACAATAAACTATATATTATTGTTATTCTTTTATATAGACGTATTTTATATCATTACACAAGCTCTCAAAACACTTATGTGACAGTGATTATATAGATGTACTAATCAAATTTACATTCATACACTTGCCCTTTGTTTTAAATATATGCCCTTTTTTTGCCCCTAATTTAAATTACCATCATACTAATTAAACATTTAGTTTATTATCATTCTATTTCCTACTGCAATACAATGCGTCTCTCAGCGTAAAAAAACACCACATGAGAGTGGTGTAAGTTAATACATTCTATGTAAATTAAAATATTAATAATGTTGCCATTCAATATGAGTTATTTTTGTTCGTTTAGTTCTATTATAAATACTTGCCTCATTAATTTGATACATAGTTGCAGGTACATAATAACGTTGAGAACGATCCAACTTCAATCCTATTAACATATTAATATTATTATAGTAATCTATAAACACAACTGATAAATGTTGAGGATTTTTATTTTTTTCTTTAGGAATAACGCATAGTCTAACTTCTTTTTTAATAAAACATTTATGTAGAAAATTATAGTTAAGTAACCTATTTCGAATTTCCCCAAAATTATGATGTTTCTTTATATCTTTTATGGTTAACTTACCCTCTAAAATATTTTGTAATGTTTTAGTAGCGTTATTATTTTGAACTTTATGCAAACCTAATAAGTGATGTATATTTCTTTTGTTAAATCTTATTTCTATCTCTTTTAATTTATCATAAGTTGTAGTAATTATTAATTTTTGTCTTGTGAAATTTTCAATATAATCTGAAAGTAACATTTGTAAATCAATATCATTTATATTATCTATTTTATAAAAATTATCCATTTAACAAATGCTCTCCCTATATGTTGTAAAAAAATAGCCCCACATTAGTAGGGCTTATGTACTGAGTGGTGGGCAAAAAGGGTATCAATTGCCAAGATTAGTGTTAGGTTACGAGGCCACCTAACAGGCTATATAGCCCACTCCAACTATATACTATAGATGCTATACATGTACATGGAAGAAAGAACAGAATGATAGTTAAGCTTTCTTCAAAAATAAGTATAATACTTTTTATGCTTTTTGTAAAAAATTTTTACACTGAATAATAAATCTTTATGTTAATCATTTAACCTTTTATTTTAATCAGTTAAGAACAAAAATATGACACTTGAGAAATATACCTCAATATTGACTTACCATTTGTAATTATAAATGTGAAGGGAGTTTTGTTATGTTAGAGTCAAATCTATCAATAATTGCTAGTGTTTCAACAATATTAGTATCTATTGTTTCCATCTTTTTAAAACAACATTCCAACAATAACAATCAAAAAATCGAAGGAAACAATAATAACGTTAATAATGAACAAAGTATTACATATAACGAAAATAATTCCTATAGTGATATTAATAATTTAGTTAAATCTCAAGACAATGAAACAGAAATAATGACCTCGTTGTTTTTCGGTGCTGCTTTGTTAGTTTCAATCACTATATTTATTAAATATAATTACTGGATTATAAGTTTTTCTTGTGTACTTACTTTAGTTGTTTGCATATTGATCTGTAAAAATTTAACCAAATATAATTTATCCATGAAAAGTTTTTCGTTTTATACTATTAAGTATTCATTAATCTCAATAGTTCTATTAACTGGGGTACTATATAATTCGCCTCTAGTGTCAAATTTGGAAAAGATTCTTCCTAGTATTGATAAAAGTAATTCTATTCACTTTATAAATTCAATAATAACAATGTCAAAATCTACATTTTTGTATTTTAAAAAGCTAGGTTTTCCTAGTTACGATTCATTCGTTATTATTTTTAGGTTTCTTTCATTAGTAATAATCTATATTACATTTTATCATGATATGAAAAAGAAAAGCTTTTTAACTACCACATTAAAACTTTATAAAGATAAGTTAAGTTTATTTCTTTCATATTTATATTTGATAATTTTGTTGTGTATCATTTTATATCTAATGCATTTTGAATATTTCCAAGAATATACAAGCGGTATACTAAATCAATTTTTCGACTGGTTTAATATACCTCACAAATAAAGTTTATATAAAGAAAACAAAATCGAATTTTTCTATAAAAAAGCGCTAGAAGATTAAATCAGCGCTTTTTTTGCTCCTCAAATCTACCTAATATCATCAATATGAAACTCTGCATTCGGATATTGTTTACTTAAATTTTCAATATCGCTCTCATTCTTTTCGCCATATTCTCCAATAACATCAATAAATATTGGTGTAACTACATTCATATTTACATTATTAGTAATTAAGCTGTGATAACTATCTATTCGGATAAATAAATATCCTATCATCATTCAATTTTATAGATGGTACTATGCGCCTATCTACACCGTTTCTGGCAATCATTAAGTTAAAAGGTAGTATTATGCCTACTCTCTCTGCTGCATGAAGTCCATTCCATATTACTACCTCTTCATCAATCATTAGATCGGTTTAAGTAATAACAATGTTCTCTTTAATGCTCATAGTCTTACTGAGAAACTTTAATATCGTGATATATAAGAGGATGGCTTAACTATCACATCTAACATAATATACTTTAGTACTGAATAGAATATAAATATAACTATTTTGACACTCGAATATAAAAAAAGACTACCATATATGGTAGTCAAAAGAACATGTTATTTAGTCTAATACAAATATACTTTTCATCAAAGGGGAGGATGAATAAGTAAATATATATAAATGTTGAAAAGTAACAAGTACGAATAATGTAATTCGTACTCAGTATAATAACATGATACATTGGTTTTGCAAACAAAAAAGCGCCACGATTTCAAAAAGAAACCGCAACGCTCATTTAACTAAACAAAATTCAATCAATACACTGAAAAAGTTAGAACAACCTAGTAATCATTATACCGAATTTTGTTATCTATTCAATTAAAACAGCTTGCATTCTTATCATTAGGATAAAAAACCGTATCAATTAAGATACTATTTATAATTAAGGAAACCGTCGCAACAGTTAACCTCAAGTACACTCCGCAGATGTGTAACGCAATTTTCATTAAAATATACCATGAATAGGGCAGTCTCTAGGACTACCCACGTCTTTATTAATCTTGTTTCTCTACTTTATTTTAATATCATTGATAAGTTATTTAGAATTTGGATATTGTTTACTCAACTTCTCTAAGTATCTTTTTATTCTCCGCATCAACTCGTCCGATATTATCAGTAACTATTAGTGTTATAATTACTAAATTATACATATCTTGAAAACTAAACTTGTTAGCAAATATTGAAATAATTCAAGTACTTTCATTAATCCTTTGTAGGTACATTGTCTACTAATATAGGTCTATTAGGGTGTTCCTCTCCTACAGAATCAATTAATTGCTGTTGTTCTTCTTCATCGCCGTCCCATTCACCTACATTAATAAATACTGGTGTGTCATAAGATAGTTCTTTTTTATCAGTAAATAACTTGTGATACTTACCTAACATATCTCTAGCACGTAAACGGTCACTAGGTTTGATAGGTACTTCTACCATTTCTACATGCTCGTTATAAACTAGGTTCATTCTGTCAGTATCGGGATTGCGTTGAAACTCACCACGTTTAACGACAACCTCTCTCACTTCATTCTCATCACCTACTGCTGCATTACTTAAGATATGAAGTAATTCGTTAGCAGTTAACACGCCCTCATCAATTACCCTCTTACGTTGCTCATCAATATATTTTGCTACCTTCTTATTTTTAAGTAATCTGCTCCCCTGTTCACTTGCAGTATGAGGACTATATCCAGCTTTAATAGCACTTTGTGTAATGTTCAGTGTCTTTAGGTACTCTGACACAAATTTTTCTTGTCTAGGATTTAATTTACTCAATTTTTACCTCCTTCCCAATAATTATTAAGAGAAAAGGTAATTTACTTTTCTTTGATAATTCGATTTTCTTTAGCTAGCTCTGAAAATCTTTTGCTATTTTTCGATTGTTGGGTTAGCTCATCTTTACGTAGGTCTCTAAGATTTTGTGAAAACTGTTCTTCTACAACATCCAGTAAATCACTGCATTCTTCTCCAGAAAGTGTTGTTTCAGTCAAAATGTAATTCTTAACTTTATCTAAATTGTATTTTCTAGCCATTATTTAGCACCTCTATTTTTCAATTTATTTCTTGTATCAACGAATGGTAATTCATCTGTCCCAATATAGTTACTGTATTGATTCGGATTAAAATGATTTCTTATTTCATTTCTTACGACTTCATCTTCTTCAAAGTTTTCTAGGTCATAAAGTCTTACATATCTATAAAACTCAGCTCCATATTTATCATTTAATATTTCGATTTCATCTATTACTTTATTATATTCATCTATGATTGGCTTAAATTTCGACAGTATGCGTTCTTTATCATTCTGATATAAATTGGGAAGCTCTCCCTGACGTTTGATAATATCTACAGCTTTTTTACGTCTGGCTTCATCAAAGACCTCTTTTTTAGTTGCTAAACGTTTTTCTAATGCTTTTAATTTTTTCTCGTTACTATCAAATGTAGAATAAAGTTTATCAGCTTCATCATCTTTTGAGTTTGTAATTAATTCTTTATATTTCGCTTTATCTTCTTCAATTTGTTGTGTGAGTTCCTGACGTTCATTCTCTAGCTTATAGATATTTTCTCTTTGACCTATTACATATTCATTGTATTCATCAAAGTATTTAGAAGTTTTCACAAATATACCTCATTTCAGTTATTTTTAAGCCTATTTCTCTTATGTAGTTATATGGCTCTTCGATTTCTTTTTCCTTTAATCGCTTTGGGATAGTTTCCAGCAATATCATAACTTTTTCAAAGTCGATATTGTTTTTATTTCTGTTGTAAATAAACTCTTTAAATGCTTTCTTATCTAGTCCGTTCAACTTTTCTACAAATTTATCATTATTCAGTTCTTTTTCAATAGCACCAGCTTTCTTTTCTCTCAATGCTTTCTCTTGGTTCAGTGTCAACTTATGAGGGTACATCGGCACCTTCTGACACTTACCACTAATATATGAATAATCGCGTTTTATGCCCTTATTACGTTTGTTTCTGTTAGTTTGAATATAATCATGTAATTCAATTTTAAAACGCTCTATCACGTTCATATAATTCTCTGAGCGCGTATTGATATAGTTTCTAATATACTTTTGCTCTTGGGTTGAGAAACGACCTAGAACTGTATAAAAAGCGTTCAAATCTCTTTGACTTTTACGCTTATACCATTCCAGCTTCTGACGCTCCTCTAATATAGCGATTGCTAAATTTTCAACGGAATAACTCTCATAGTAAATACTTTCGGATACTGTATCACTACATAAACTAGGTGTGGCTCTGTCATACATATCTTCAATATCGCTTTCTATAAGTGCTATCCTTAATTGAATGTAGTAAGAATTAAATCTAGTGAATAATTCATAATCGCTAACACGCTCTTTAATGATTTCAGTTGCAGCAGTCACTACATCACCTTAAATCTCAATTTTATTTAGTGCCTCATATCGCTTTAAACTACCTTCGATATGACGTTTGATACTTCTTAAGGCTAGTTCTTTCTGTTCCTCAGATTTAACCATGAAATAACCTCTTGCATCTTTTTTATAGCTGTATCCTATTGGATAACCATAATCAACTACTAAACTATTAATCGTATTTCTTAACCATCTATCGTTGTTTCGATTAAATTCCATATTCAATTGGTTGAATATATTCTGTTTAGTAATAATATCGTGCTTAGTGTTGCGTAATACGTTTAATACTCTAATATGATCGTTCGTTAATTCTTTTTCAATTGTTATTGTCATTGTTTTATCCTCATTTCATCTTTAATGAGGAGGCAATATTTAGGCAATAAGTAAACAACAAGTATTCAATCCAGATTTTTATTAGATATAGAAGTATATAACTCCTATAACACTATTATACTAAATTTACACCGAAATAACAAACAAATGTTCCTGTTTTTATAGAATTCTAATAACTACTTAACAGCCTATAAACACTATTAAATAAGCTTTAATCAATACTTTCACACTAAATCATAGACTTTCTATTATAGAACAAGCGTTCTTATTCGACCTAATCCAATCTTTCTATAACTAACAAATCTTAACAATTACGATTTACATAAAAAAGCCATGCACCTATTAAAGTGCATGACCTATAAATTTACGCTTTCACTCCATCATAATAAGACTGTTTCAGTTCATTCAGTCGCTTAATCAATGCCTTACTATCATCTGCATTCGCCTTCTCATTCTGGATAAATTCAGTAACGACTTTTAAGCCCTCTACTAATTCTGGTGCAGGTTCATTAATTCCAGTAGCTAACTGATACAATGTCTCCATATTACCTATAACATCTGCATTACTAGATTGAACGCCTTCAAGTTCATCTATATTGAAATCTCTACTTATATAGTCAAACATGTCACTGTTATTGCTTTCAGCAAAGATTTCTAGTCCATACATAAAATATTCATTATCAAACATAAGTTTGGCCATCATATCGCTTATATTAGCATGTGTGCCATCATGTAAATCATAACCAGCGTAATGCCCTTCGATACTTCTTATAAGCCCCTCAGTGTGCTTAGGAGACGCTAATTCAAACGATTGTCTCACATTACAATCTTGAATATATACTTGTCCGTATAATTTACCTTTTACTACAAGATATACCATATTAAACGGATCATTATATATTTTAAATCCGAACGGTGTTTTTCTACTACTTTCTAATAAGACTGTATAATACCTTAGTAGCGTACCTGTTCTTGTTTCAAATTCATTTGCTATAATCTCTATATTCATGTTTCTATACCTCTTTTCTCTTAATCATCAAATTTTCTTTCGCTCTTCCACGTTTACCTATGCTTTCGAAACCATACTTTTCAAAATATCTCGTATTAGAAGTCGTTTCAGTCCATAAACAAACATCAACTTTCATAACAGAAGTTATTTCTAAAACTTCATTCATTAACTGATTGCCATAACCTTTTTTAAGAGAATTTAAATTATCTATTTCAACGATCCAATCATCAGTAAAGTAATCAATATGTTTTGGATTAGGTTGTTTAACATTAAACGAAATCGCACTTTTAAAATCTCTAGTAAATAAATGTAGTGATCCACCACTAATATATAAATAGTATTTATCTCGAAGCAGTAGCACTCTGCTAAACATAGTTTTATGCTCTGTAGAAGGTGCATACATTAATAAACTCATTAAAATTTTAGTAATTTCATCTTGACCATCTTTTACATGTTTTCTAAACATCATATTATTGCTTAACATTTTAAATTGTTCATACCCTTGTTCAGTAATTGTTGTCATTTTTTACCTCCATGTTTTATAAGTGGGGACTAGTACCCAACGAGTACCCACTATATTTATTTATTGGGGACTGCTTTAACCCTTGATATAACTCGGTTTATTAGAAATAGTCCCCATAGTCACCACTTTTATAAACAATAGTGGTTATATATTTAATTACTCTTACTTTATTTTCAATTATTCATTTAATACACTATTAATTATTCGGGGACTTTGGGGACTAACTTGTTTAAAGTGTTGATACAATAACTTTTATCCAGTCCCCAATTATATTTTTTTAATGGGGACTACTTGGAGACTTCGGGGACTTTTTAATTATACGGATTATGTGAATTAGAAAAATCAAACCCTAATTCTTTTACAATCTCATTTTTAATGGCATACCCTCTGTTTTTTTGAGAATTAAACCTAACTTCTTTTTGTATTCTGTCTTTACTAGTTATTAAATAGCCTTTTTTATCCCATTGGCCTGTAATTGTCTGCATTTCATGTCCTAATTTTTCGTGTACCGTTTGACCTAATATACATAGATAATCATGTTTATATATTGCTTTGATATCACCGTTTTTAACCGAACTATAACCATCACCAGCAATATTATTTCTATTCGCATCTAAATATTGCAGTAATTCCTCTAGCAATTGCTTAGGTTTATCAATCGTCTTATTATTTCTAACCATACTGTCATAGGCTTGTTCAATAATTTTAAAATGATCGTGTTCAAATCCCTCAATATCATTTAGAATTTCGCCAGTAACCTGTAGTAATGCGAATGCATGCCCTAAACGTTGCATGATTTCATTATTACCTTTTTGATTAAAATATCGTTGATAGCTCTCAAATGCGTTTTTGTATGTCTCTTGTTTAGATTCATATTGCTTAATGAATGCTATGCCTAACGTACCGTAGTTTTCTCTAAATGCTTTATCTAATGTGGTGAAATCAAAGTTATCTGGATATGGTTGATCTTGTAACGTTATAACACGAGCAGATACACCAGCCTTTTCATCTGCCATATTTGAAATAGATGCCTCACCAGTAGAAAGCATTATATTTCGCCATTCTTTTTTAGCGTTAAGTGTTAAATTGATATTACTTCTTGATTTACTTTCACCACTGGAGAAATTGTAAGTTGCATTAGTAACAAACTTGGGATTTGTATTACGTGTATCATCTTTAAACATTGGAAATGAGTTTAAAAATGATGCCATAGCTTCAATACTGTTCTTCGTAGAACCCCATGTAGTAATAAGATCACTTGTACCCCACACGCTAGAAACTAAATTTAATGTGAATGTCTTACCTGTTGAGGTACTACCTGATATTTCTACGATAAAAGGCTGTAATCCAAATTCACGCAACAATACTGAACCTAATGAGGCATATAACATCACCATAACCATCGGCAAATTCTTAATTTGGTTAAATACGTGTTTTGAATAACTTTCAAGCGTTCCTTTATTTTGGAACGAATCTATTAATTTTTGAAAACCCCTATCGTTGTTAAATAATTTTATATCGCTATTCTTCATTTCTTCTTGATAAGGATAAATAAAATATCCCTTCACATGACCTAAACGAGTGGCCACGTTAACATTTACTGGCGGATTATATCGTTTAGATTTATTGATATAATCAATCAATCTAGTTGAAGTGATTGAAGTTACGTCAAACTTCCTATTAACTAACTTCAGCAATTGACGACTGTCAGATATTTCTTCAGCACTTACACCTAAATTCACTGGTGTTTGATTGTCATAAAAAAGCATGTTATAACTCACTTCATTACTTTCTATATCCTCAAATCGTTCAGTAATATGAGGTATAGTATTGGTTATAAATACTCGTTTATCTGGCTCCCCGTCTTTTTTACTCGGAATGACTTGATAAAGCGCTACACCATACTGATGATGTTCAATTTCATACCCTTTAGGGATAACTTCTTGTTTAAATGGTTTATTCGCACTAGTTTCCTCGATAAGTTCAAACACATCTTCGTTGCTTACATCTTCCAAATAAAGACCTCCTTATTTGTTTTTACTATCTTTTTTCAAAATACTTTTAAATGTTCTATTGACTTCTTTTTGATCAATAGGTGGAGTGCAAGTCATTGCCCAAGCACTTACTAATCCATAAACTAGGTTAGCGTCGACATACCGACGTAATAAGTACCCTGTTAAAGATGCTAATGTTTGGTTGCGTTCACCTTCGCCTACACCGAATGCAATTTCACGCCAATACGCACTGTCACGTTTGTTATAAGTAACGGTTATTGGTTTATCTTCATGAACCTTTACCTCATTCGACCATTCTTTTAATTTTTCAGTCCTCAAAATTGGGGCGTCATTATATTGGTGTAAGAATGGATATTTATCTTGCTGATATACAGGTAGCGCCATCGCTCTGCTAGGTTGAAAACTCCCCTCATCTACCCTATGACCTATCTTGCTTACTAACACTTTTGTATACTTACGGTATTCATCTGCACTGATACGCTCATTTAAAGGAACATACAAACGAATTCTAGGGCTTTCTGTTTGATGATTAAACGTAGTATGCCAAAACCACGCAACACCTTTTAAAGTGTCTGTAATTGCATCGTGCAGTGGTTTCAACTTTGGAATATCGTCATAATCAAGAGTTATCACATCACGATAAATCACATTGTCATTGTTACGGTATTTCTCATATTCATTTCCATTCTCATCAGTACCATCTTTCATATCACCATATACAGCAACACCACGAGCATACTTATTAATATTATTTTGCGGAATTGATAATCTATTAACTAACTCACTCCATTTAGGTTGAGAAAAATTTTTAAAGGAACGAGAATCTAGGTTGTTATACCAAACCACTGATACTTGGGTATCATGTTCTAGCTTAATTTTGTTCAAATTCTTCACCTCTAATGAAACAACAGAGTAATGATGTTATAATTAAAATGTGTAATTTCTTAATTACTCCGTTGTTAGATTATTAAAGTTCTATGCGTTATCAGTTCTGTCGCCAAACTTCACTGATGACGCATTTTCTATTTCATGAAATTTTTTAATTAATTCATCAAATTCATTAAGATATAGACCTAATAAATCTAAATGTTGAGTGTTGTGAATAGCGTGTTCTCTGTACTTATAACCATGTTCTAAAACTTGTTCTTTTGTTAAAGGATGACTACTTGCATATTTGAAATATTCTTCGTCAAACCAAACATGTGTAGTTTTTAGATCTTCAATTTTTTCTTTCACAACTTCTAAATCACTAAATAAATCTCTAATTTCCCAATTCATTATTCTGCGTCCTCCACTTCAACATCTGGATATACTTCAAACTCTTCATCATATTCATCATGAAACTTATTCATATTAACAAAAATTCGTGCCTCATCTTCAACAGTTAAGCCATATAACATTTCAGCAGGACACTCTACATAACCTAATTGTTTAAGTGCTTCGACTCGACGAATACCATCAATGATATATAACCCATCTTCTCTCACACTAACTGTGATATATCCAATTGCAAGGCGTTCAAAATTTTCAACAATACCATCTGCACTAGGATTATCTGATGAGCGATAGCTATAATCTACTTTCAAATCATTAATATTTACTGTTTCAATTTTTTTATTCATTTTTCCGTTCTCCTCTTCAAAATCAAAATTATTTTCTATTTGCTCTAGAGTCCACTCGATCAATGTTTGTAAGTGCTTCTCACGATTCACGGGTTCAATCCATTCATTTTTGCCATTTCTAACAGTGTGGTTATATTCTGTTCTTTCATCTTTAGAAACAGATTCCAATGTGTTATAAATATCTTGTATAACGTCTTTTTGTTCTTGTTCCATTTCCTACACACTCACTTTCTTATCTTTAAGTTCGACGATTCTATTAATATCTAACTGCATACATGCAATTGAGATGTTAGGACTAACTTCAGGAAAGTGCTTCTTAAATGCATCAGGCGCAATATTTAAAAGTATATTTCCTTGAACATCTTTCAAATTAAACCAACCAACAGCGCTTTTTGTAATTACTACTTGCTGTTTCATATCTTTATCCTCCTATGAACCTACTTTAATGTTCTTACTAAACAAATCATCAATTGACATTCCATACATTTCACTTAAAATTTTGCACTCTTCAAGTCTGAAATCAGCCTTTCCCACTTCCTTGAGCTGGTACCGTTGTGGACTTATTCCTAATTTCTGAGCCACTTTCCTTTGAGTATCTCCCTTTTCTTTCCTAGTAATGTATAACATTGGATAAGCTAAATTTGTCATTTATATTACCTCCTTAATTTTGTACACAATTTTGTGTACATTTGAATTATAAACCTAAAAAGAAATTTATACAAGTAAAAGTTCATAGTTTTGTGTTCTTGTGAACAAAAAAGTGGTAGAATATAAATTGGAGGTGTTTTATATGAAGGAAATGACACTAGGTGATTATTTGAGAAATTTAAGGAATAACAAAAATGTTACAACAAGAGAATTAGGTGATTTAATTGGTTATTCATATAGTTACATCGCTTCAATAGAAACGGGCAAACGAAAACCTAGAGAAGCAGTTTTAGAGAAATACATTTATCAATTGGCTTATAATAGTGAAGAATTAAAGAAAATTAAAATAGATATTTCTAATATTACGAAGGGAGAATATTATAAAAGTTACTTAGTTAATTATGATGATAGCGATTCAAAAAATAACACTATTAAAAATGACATAGATTCTATTATTATCGAAGAAAATTCTGAGCTATCTAAAAAAATTTATAATTTCCCAATTAATGACATTTTCTATCATCTTAATGATAAGTATAATTCTAAATTTTTTGATGGAATAAAATTGTCTGATAGTGATAGGAAACATATTATCAAGTTAATTAGTAGCACTTTAATGACATCAATTGAAAATGATATAAATTTTACTGCTAGTAATATACACTTTAAACAAAATCATATTTATAAACTCGAAAAAGACTATAAGCAAATCATAGATGAGTATCAATCAGTTAGTGATGATGAAAATGAGAAAAGAAAACTAGAAGTTCAAATAGAAGTTTATAAGAAGGTAAAAAAAGAATTAGATCATGAACTTGCTATATTAGAGCGCGAAAAGAATGAAAAATTCAGTAAATTAAGAACTCTCAAAAAGATTTTCATGGATTAATAAGTAGGTGATTGCCATAGAACATAACTTAAACCTATCTCACAATATCTACAAAGATGCTAAACGTGGTACATATTATTTTAGAATTACCTATTATGATAGAACCAATAAAAGAAAAGAGATTAAACGCTCTGGCTTTAAGCAGCGTAAAGAGGCTGTGAAAAAGTGTAATGATATTATGGACGAGTTGGAAGGTATAGGACAAATTAATAAATTGCCTTTTGATAGGTTAGCTCAGGAATATTTAGACTGGTATTCTGCACGTCGGAAAGCTTCAAGTGTTAAATCCTTAAAGACACATTTAAATAATCATCTAATACCTCATTTTAATTCTATTGATGTTTTTAATCTTACGACACAAGATGTTATGAAATTTCAAAACAAGAAATTGAAAGAAGGTCATTCAGGGGAATATCTTAAAAAAATGCATGTGTTTTTAGTATCCTTACTTAACCACGCTATGAAGTACCATGATTTAAAATCAAACGTTGCCTCATTGGTTGGTAACTTTGAAATTGAATCAAACAAACGCCTTAATTATTGGACGCTAGATCAATTTAACCAATTCTATGAAGTGCTACCTACTATTGAACAAAAATTATTTTTCAAATTACTGTTTTTTAGTGGTGCTAGAAAAGGCGAAATACGAGCATTGACGTGGCAAGATATAAACTTTGATGATAATTATATCCACATAAACAAAACGGACTATCACGGCGATGTGACAGTCCCTAAAACAAAAGCAGCCATACGTGATATTTACTTACCTACTCACATGATGAACGACTTAAAAGAATATTTAAATTGGTATCAAAATAATAACATATATAAAAGTGAATATGTGCTATTCGGTACATTTTTTAAAGCCTTTAGTGAGTCAAAAATAGATCGTTGGTTTACTAACGCTTATAAGTTACTTCCTACTGACTTCCCTAAAATTGTAATTCATGAAATACGTCATAGTCATGCGTCACTTTTAATTAATCATGGTGCTAGTTTAATGGTTATTGCTCAAAGGTTAGGCCATTCTTCAATTGAAGAAGTAAGCACACGTTATGGACATTTATATCCTAGTACACAAAAAGAAATAGTTAAATATTTATGA